ATCTAGCGGTATGGAACGATTCATTAGCTCTCTCGCCATACGAGTCGCATTGATTAATATATCCAATCTACCCCGCCCAAACTTTATAGCAATAGACGAAGGTTGGGGAAGTCTGGATGCCGATAATTTAGCCACAACCAGTACATTATTCACTTTCTTAAAAACAAATTTTGATTTTGTGTGGATTGTGAGCCATTTGGACAGTATGAGAGACATGGTAGACAGTCACGTAGAAATTAAAAAGGAAAATGGGTTCAGTAAAGTATCGTTTATTTAAAAAAAGTTATAAATATTGATATCTTGAGTTTTTTGGGAATATTTATATTTAACATTTTAAAAAAATTATTTTTTGAAAGGAAATATATAATATGCCAATTACACAAGGTGGAAATTTTAGTCCCGAAAATACAATAGTCAGTCCGGGAGTCTTTACAAGAGAAAATGATTTATCAGGTATCGCACAAGGCGTTGCCGATATTGGTGCAGTAATAGTTGCACCGTTCTCAAAAGGTCCTGGCTTCAGCCCAACACTGTTAACCAATGTTGCTGATCTAGAAAATACCTTTGGTACAGCCGATGGTACACTCTATGGACCCTATACAGCTAAACAATATCTCAATGAAAAGGGATTTGTTACCGTGTGTCGCGTCGGTGGCGTGACCGGATACAACCAACAATATCCATTGGCAATTTATGCTGAACCAGGCTATTATACCAGAAATGGTGACTTGGGATCTATCGTAAGCGCATCTTCATTTGTTAACCTTTCGTCATCAACCGCTCTTATTAGCGGTTCTTCCGATTATTTGACGGGGAGTTTGTCTTCAACAATATTAGCCTTTGGTAATTCGGGTGTGTATATTACTTCTGCTTCTGTGGCAGTAAGTATACCATCTGCGTCATTTACATTTACATTTGCCTCGACGGCTGGATCTGCCAGTGTTACTCAGATAAACGGTCCAAGTGGAAGTTTGTTTTACGCCGGATCTACCATCACAACCACTCTTTCTGCTTATGGTAATTTAGGATTTACTGGTTCGTGGACATCTTCCGCAAATCTGACGGTAACAACTACTTCTAATGCCAGAACATTGTTGGATTATGGTATTTCAAACGACATTTTGACATCATCCGGTGCGCTTCCAGTTAGTATTCTACTATCAGGTGGCACTGCTCCATTCAATGACGTATATTTGATAAGCGGTTCAATTATTGAATATAAAGGAAGTTGTGTAAATCCTGTATTTAGAATTCAAGGTGTATTATCTGGATCATTCGGTCAATATACTGGACGATTCAACTCATTCGGAACTTCAAGCAATGACGGATGTGGTAATTGGACATCAAGTTATGCTTCCGGATCCGCTGTTTTATTGGCAGTTCTTGCTGATACTTCAAATAATTCTCCAAATACCAGTTTGGTATCACCCGGATTCAGTGGTTCTTCTTTGAATACCGCATCTGTGTTGAACAGTAACAGTTCAAGTATTATTTCGGACTACTTCTTGAATTTGTCGGGATCAACTAAAGGTACATACGGAACCTATGAATTCTCATTGGATCCAGCCAACACAAAATACATTAAAAATGTATTTCCAACATCTGCTGTAACTTCGCTTGCTACAACAAATGCTTATTTGTATTCTATGTTTGAAGATAGTATCAAAACTATTGCTGCAAATCCAAGTGGATATGGTATCAAAGTAATAACATTACCGGGCGCAGCGGGATCTGCCTTTGATGGTTCTTCTCCATTGAATTTCACTGATGCCAATTCGTTTGCTCCACAAAATGGTGATAGTAATTTCAGCTTGAATAATGCAAGTACGCCGTTCATCGTGTCTCAAAAGGTTGCATCCGTCAATGGAACAACCTCACGTTATGAACTGTTCCAATTGATGACTCTATCAGATGGAACTAACACAAACACTCAATATAAGATTGAAATCAATGATGTTCGTTTGGCAGGTACTGTACCTGGTAGTGATTGGGGAACATTCACACTTGGAGTTCGTGACTTCAATGATACCGACAAACGTCCTAAGTATCTGGAAATATATACCAACTTGAGTTTGGACCCAGACAGTGCAAACTTTGTTGCTCGTCGTATAGGTGATCGTTACAACTTTATTACGTACAGTGGCAAGATTGTTGAATTTGGAACATATGCTAAAGTAAGTAAATACGTTCGGGTTTCAATGGCCACAAATTCATATCCAGTAAGTGCAGTTCCTTATGGATTTGAAGCATATTACACTCCAGTCGCAGGTGATATTGCTAAAATAACTCCAACATTGAAGTATAGTAATGCTTCTCTATATGGAACTTCGCTTGGTAAGTATCCATCCGGTGTAGTATTCAATGATGTACCGTCAACTGATTCTGAAATTGTCAGTTTGTATCCTACTTCTTCAACGGGAGTGCCTGTATATCATGACAATCTTGAGTACTTTGATGCTATTCCTACATCGGCGACCGGCGGAAACAACAGCACGTTCGCACTTGATAACACCATAGTTGGATCTAATACAGGTTCAATTCTTGCTGCAAGTTTGAGTGGTAGTATTCCGTCTACTGTAACTGCACTTGAAACCACTTATGTCAAAATGCGTAAGTTTGTTCTAGGATTCCAAGGTGGATTTGATGGTCAATCACCTGCCATTAAGATTAACTTGGGCGGTGATATCGTAGCAGGTAACACTCAAGGTTTGGATTGTACCAACATTAACAGTGCAGGATCAATTGGTTATAAACAAGCGGTTGCTGCACTTGGAAATGCTGACGAGTTTGATATCAATTTGATTGTAACTCCGGGTATCTTCCACAGTCAACACAGTTATGTAACACAACTCGTAACTGACATGATTGAAGCTCGCGGTGATTGTTTCTATATCATGGACAATGTAGTATTCCCATCAAATCCTCAACAAAGTATTGGATTGATTGCTGCTGCTGTAAGTGATGTATCAACAATTGACAGTAACTATGTTGCAACTTATTATCCTTGGGTCAAGATTCTTGACACAAACACCAATAAAATTGTAAGTGTTCCTCCTTCCGTAGTATTGCCCGCAGTTTATGCTGCAAATGACAATGCTGCCGCTGAATGGTTCGCTCCTGCCGGTTTGAATCGTGGTGGTATTGCACAAGCAGTTCAAGTTCTTGATAGAACAACTCACCAAGAACGTGATACATTGTATCAAGGTCGTGTCAATCCAATCGCAGCATTCCCTGGGCAAGGAATTTGTGTGTGGGGTCAAAAGACTCTACAACAAAAATCAAGTGCATTGGATAGAATAAGTGTTCGTAGATTATTGATTGGATTGAAGAAGTATATTGCTTCAACAAGTAAATACCTTGTATTTGAACAAAATGTGGCTTCAACTCGCAATCGTTTCTTGAGTATCGTAAATCCATATTTGGAGGGAGTCCAACAACGCAGTGGTTTGTATGCTTTCCAAGTTAAAATGGATGAGACCAATAACACTGCGGATATAATTGATCGTAATATCCTTTATGGTCAAATTTATATTCAACCAACCCGTACATCTGAATTCGTAGTTCTGGATTTCAATGTACTTCCTACAGGTGCAGCTTTTCCAAATTCGTGATAAATAATTAAAACATACAAAAACCTCACTCAGAAATGGGTGAGGTTTTTGTTTTATATAAAACGATTTAAAATAAATTATTATATATATATAGATATAGTTATGACATATGAAAAGAGCCACAGGTAAAAGTAATTTAAGCATAGTAAATGATTATTTGAAAGGCGACCGACCGTTCGTACAAGTCGGTTATGATCCCAATATGGAACTTATGAGTAGAAAAGAAGGATCTGAATGGGAAGATAGTCAAGGTAACAAGTGGATAAAACAAGATGGAGTAAAGAAAAAGGTTTCTAAAAAATCCACAATTAATATTGAACAGAAATGTTCTATATGTGAAGCTGACATGAAGTGGGGAAATTATTTGGATCAAAGAGTATATCCAAAATGTGGAAAGTGTTATGATTGTAGCATTATATTTGATGACCGTTTAAAGTTACTTGGGGTTTTTAATGAATATGCACGATATACTGTATTTCAGAATCAACGCTCAAAGTTAAATGATATAAAGGCAAAATTACAAGAAAGCATAGACTACTTGGAAAATTATGATCCTGCATTGAAGTATTATAACGGAGACGGAACACATGAAGTTTGGACAGACGATACGGATGCTCGTCAAAAGGTTCTTGTAGATTTGCGAAAAGATATGACGGAAATAGATGACAGACTGAAAGAAACCCAAGAAGCATTGAGTCAAATTTCATACGATTCTTCTATGGAAGAAAAGGCAAAACAAATGACTTTGGAAAGTTTAAAATCTAAAGAAAAAATGAAATTTGATACTCTATGAGTCAGAAAACTCTAAAAGATGTAATAAAAGAAGAGTATAAAAAATGTTTGGTTAATCCAATGTATTTCATGAAGAAATATGTCAAGATTCAACATCAAACTCGTGGTATTATTCCATTTGAGTTATATCCATTCCAAGAAGAAACACTTCAAGACTTTATAGATCACGATAGAAACATCGTATTAAAGTCTCGTCAGATGGGTATTTCAACTCTTGTGTCTGCTTATGCATTGTGGACGATGATTTTTAATCCTGGTAAAAATGTGTTGATATTATCAACCGTTCAAAACACGTCAAAAGAAATTGTTTCCAAGATTCGTTTGGCAAATAATAATCTACCAAGTTGGTTGAAAGTTCCGACTGTGGAAGATAACAGACTGTCTTTGAAGTTTAAAAATGAATCTAGAGTATTAGCAGCATCATCAGCTGCGGATAGTGCCCGTGGTTTTAGTTCATACCTATTGGTAATGGACGAATGCGCGTTCATCGAAAATGCTGAAGAAGTCTGGACATCTGCACAACAAACTATGGCAACCGGAGGTAGAGCTATATTGCTTTCTACTCCAAATGGCGTTGGTAATTTCTTTCATCAAATGTGGGTGGATGCTGAAGCAAAGAAAAATACTTTTAATACAATACGTTTAAAATGGAATTTGCACCCTGAAAGAGATCAAGATTGGAGAAACAGACAAACTGACGAGTTGGGTCAAAAACGATCATCTCAAGAATGTGATACTGAATTTTTGTCTTCAGGAAATACTGTGGTTGATACTGGGATTATTGAATTTTATAGAAACTCAAAGGCCAAAGATCCAGTGGAAATCCGTGGTATTGATCAAGGTTATTGGATTTGGGAATACCCAGATTACAGTAGAAATTATATAGTGTGCGCAGATGTTGCCAGAGGTGACGGTGCAGATTTTAGTGCATTTCATATATTGGACGTTGAAACACTCACACAGGTTGCTGAGTATAGGGGTCAACTGGATACCAAAAATTATGGGAATTTCTTGGTGGAGGTTGCAACTGCGTATAATAATGCGTTATTGATTGTAGAAAATAACAATTATGGTTGGGCGGTACTACAACAGATTATTGACAGACAATATCAAAACACATTCTATAGTAGTGAAGATCTGCAATACGTGGACGTTGAACGTCAACTTAGCAACAAATATAACCGTGAAGAAAAAAAGATGGTTCCTGGCTTTACAACCAGTTCCAAGACTCGTCCATTGTTGATTTCTAAACTGGATACATATTTTAGAGAACAGTCTATAAATGTATATTCTAAACGGTTATTGGACGAACTTTCAGTGTTCATATGGAACTCCAATAAAGCCGAAGCAATGAGAGGTTATAATGATGATTTGGTGATGTCGTTGGCAATAGGATTGTGGGTCAGAGACACCGCATTGCGATTGCGCCAACAAGGTATGGATATGAACCGAAGTCTTATTAATGGAATTTCAAGAGTTTCAAATGATAAAATTTACACATCAAAAACACAACCAAATGAAACTGGGTGGTCTATGAAATTGGGACAAAACAACGATAAACAAGAAAATCTCACATGGTTGTTGTAAGTGTTTGATATATATAATATAATAAATTATGCCATCAGAAGAATTCCAAATATTAAAACAACAATCTTTATATTCACGTTTAAAGAGATTGTTTTCTACCGACGTAATTGTTCGCAATGTCGGAGGAAAAAAACTAAAAATAGTTGATACCGATCAAGTAATGTATGCGACAGACCGTAATACATTGCGCGATAGATTTAATCGTATTCGCACCAGTTCATTTAATCAATATAGCAGAGACTTTACACTCAGTTATCAAGCCGCTCGCGTTGAATTATTTCGAGATTATGACACTATGGACATGGATCCAATCCTAGCATCCGCGCTTGACATTTATTCCGACGAATGTGTTACAAAGAATGAGTTAGGAAAGATTTTGACGGTAACGACGGATGACCCTAATATCAAACAGATTTTAGAAAATTTATTTTACGATATTCTCAACATTGAATTCAACCTTTGGAGTTGGACTCGTAATTTAGTAAAATATGGAGATTTTTATTTAAAATTGTATATTAGTCCCGAATACGGAGTTTATTTGGCGGAACCTATTAGTGCGTATAATATTACCCGTGTAGAAAACAGTGACATCAATAATAAAAATTATATTAAGTTCCAAATCAATTTGCCAGAGGGTGGAAAAATTGAAGATGTTGAAAACTATCAGATGGCACATTTCCGACTGTTGAGTGATAGCAATTTCCTACCGTATGGTAAATCAATGGTTGAAGGTGCTCGTCGTGTATGGAAGCAATTGAGTTTGATGGAAGACGCAATGTTGATTCATCGTGTTATTCGTGCACCTGAAAAGAGAGTTTTTAAGATTGACGTTGGAAATATTCCACCACAAGAAGTTGATCAGTATATTGAAAAAATTATCAATAAAACCAAGAAAATTCCATACATTGATCCAAATACTGGCGATTATAATTTACGTTATAACATTCAAAATTTATTGGAAGATTTCTACTTACCGGTTCGTGGAAGTGACAGTGGAACTAGTATTGAACCATTGAGTGGAATGGAATTTACAGGTATTGATGACATTGAATATCTAAGAAACAAGATGTTGGCAGCATTAAAGATACCCAAGGCGTTTCTTGGATATGAAGAAGATCTGAGTGGAAAAGCGACCCTTGCGAGTGAAGATGTTCGTTTTGCAAAAACTGTGAATCGTATTCAAAAAATTCTTGTAAGTGAACTCAAGAAGATTGCAATTGTACATTTATATGCACAGGGATATACGGATGAATCGTTGGTAAATTTTGATTTGGAATTAACAAATCCGTCTGTAATTCTTGAAGCGGAAAAGGTAAAAATTTGGTCTGATAAAGTGAGTTTGGCAAAAGACATGGTTGAAAATAAATTATTCAGTCGTAAATGGATCTATAATAATGTATTTAAGTTGGCAGACGATGAAGTTGATGAACAAAGAAACGATATTGTTGAAGATGCGAAAGACAATTATAGATTCAAGAAAATTGAAGAAGATGGAATGGATCCATCAAAACCGTTCAATAAAATTACCCCCGAAGAATCTGAAGAACCTTCATCCGAAGGAGATGGTGGTTCATCTGAGCCGGATATTTCCGGTGGAGAAACTCCAAAAGAAACACCTCCGGAGGCTGCTCCGACTGAGCCACCTTTGACTGAGAAGTCTACGAGACCATCTCAAGCAGGTGAACACAAGTATAGAAAAGATACTAAGTTTGGGTATGATCCGATGGGCAACAAAGAAAATACAAGAATTTCAAAAACGGATCCATTGAGATCCGCGTCAAAATCAAAGTCGGCACTAAGTTTAGAAAATCTAACAGGTCTACATGCGTATTTACAATCTCATGCAGACACCAAGAAAGATTTGTTAAAAGAAACATCATCAAAATCATTATTAGATGAATCTAACATAATAGATGAATAAATATTACAATTAAATTGATTTTATCTGGATTTTATTATATTTATAAACTAGGACAATAATATTATTATATGCAAAAAGCGAAACATTCCAAGTTTAAGAACACGGGGATATTATTTGAATTACTTGCCCGTCAAGTAACTGCTGATATTTTATCTGGTAAAGATGAATCAGTAGCGAAGAACTTGTTGTTTAAATACTTCACCGAAAACAAAGAGTTGGGCAAAGAATGGCAACTATATAATTTTCTTTTGAATGAAAAAACAAAAGATGATTTTCAAGCAGAAAAGTACGTCAATATAATTTTAAAGCAAAGAGAAAAATTGGATTGTAAAAAACTCACTGAACAAAAGTATAGTCTAATCAAGGAGATCAAAGATAGTT